GGTATTACCTTGAACTGCGGTACCTGATGTGGAGCCGTAATCAACAGAAAGTGCGGTACCATTGCCACCACTCAAACCTGTGCCAGCAACTGATGCGTTGAGTTCTGTTTCGGTAATTGCACTTGCAGAGACAGATACCGCACCACCTGTGGTGGTGAAGTAAGTTGAACTGAATGATGCAACACCTTTATTGGTGGTTGATGCGTCTTCACCTGAGATACTAACCGTTTGATCGGTTACCGAGATATCAATACCTTCGCCGGCACTGTAGGTAATTGCTTGAGTCTTGAGGTTGACGGTACCAGTTGTGATACTTGCGCCGTCCGAACCTGTGACTGCGAGTGTTGAAACTACACCAGTAAGGTTACTACCGTCACCCCAGAATCCGACTGAGGAACTGACTGATCCGGTAACGTATAATCCACTTTCTACATAGGTTTTTCCATCAGCAAAGTCAATGTACAATGAACTTGATGCTGGGTTAGTATCAATGTGGTCATCACCAGTTGCAACTGGGATACGTCCTGCGGTTAATCCTACTTCATCGCCAAGTGATCCAAGGTTCTTCGGACCACCGATGAACATCGCACTACCGTAATCCAATCCACTAAGGTTTTCGTAAACAAACTTGTGATTTTGGCTGTCCCAATAAATTGAAGCGGTTGTTGCGGACGATCCTGAGTCATATACCGACAATCCACCGAACCGTACTAGGTCCGTGGTATTGACGGCGATTTTATTGTCTGCAACAATAAGTTGGGATGACGTAACGTATTGAATCGAGGATGATACTGCGGACAGGAGTCCAAGTACAGTCAATGATCCTGAGATATTGACATCCTTTGCGACACCTACACCACCTTGTACAACTAACGCACCATCGGCATATGTGGTACTGTTGGTGGTATCTGTAATTGTTTGAACACCAGTGAAACTATTTGATCCGGTTGTTGCAATTGTTGCAATACCAGTAGTATTTCTTACATCAACTTGTGCAGAACTACTGACCACACCTTCGGTGTTAAGTTTGGTCTTAACGCCACCAGTAAAGTGAGCCGAGGCAGTGTCTACCGAGAGAGCGGTACCACTTCCACCAGACAACCCATCTCCTGCCGCGGTACTTGCAATTCGAATGGTGCCCGAATTTGCTTCAAGTCCTGTGCCAGCGAGGGGGCTTGCAAGTTGACTAATAGTGCCGTGGCCATCCGTGCCACCGTCAGAAACAAGAATTACATCAGTACCTACTAATGTATTTCCCGATAGATCGGCGCCAAAGTTGTCCATGTCAAAGCTAAACGTCTCCGCGTTAAAATTACCAGCAAACGAACCGGTGAATGAACCGGAAAGTTTTGTGTCTGTTGCACTGGATGAGATGATTTGTCCTGAACCGAGCGTTATGCCGGAGACTACGTTTAACGAGTTTAGTTCAGCGTCTGACCCAGATACTATTATCTTGCGCCAAGTTGCCATATGCTTCTCTGTAAATGGTTGGTGTTCTACGGGGTTGAATAACCATTAATTGATACTACAATAAATATCATTATACTTTACTTAAATAGAGGTTCCTATGAATAATTCCCCCGACGAGGAATAGAAAAGTCCTCCACTTACCGCAGGAATCGGGGCAGTGCGGGGAGATAAAATGAGGAGTCCTTCGGTAGAAATCGTGACCGATCCAGAAACCTCAAGGTCACCCTTTTTAAATATTGTTTTTTGTCTATTTTGATAATTGTTGTATATGTTGCCGACCACCAACTCACTATCTGTTGTCTGGTTGGTGTTTAAAGTCGTGAAATTGAGATTAGACCCATCGCCATAAAAAGAACCCGTAAATGACCCCGTGAATGATGTTGCCAATACGGATAGCGGGGTAATTGGTTGATTATTAATATGATTTATAACTTGTTGACTGCTAGAAACAAAATTTGTGGTATCGTTTAACGCAATAACTTGATCACCGTGTCTAGTAAATAATTTACCATCTGCGGTATTAATCGCAAGTTCTCCCGGAAACAATCCACTTGCGGTGGGAATTGCTCCAGATTGAGAACTATGTAGCGGTATAAATCGGTTTATTGCCATGTATTACTCGTTATTCGAATGTATAAATATTGAATAATAACTCATTAATTAACTTACCACGACCACACCGAACAACGTGCCCGGCGCACTTGTAGGATCAACGTAAATATGAATTGAATCAAATTGAGCCAAACTCAATCCAGAGAATGTCCATGTTTGAATACTATGTTGTAATAAGTTTGCCGACGAACTTGCGATTAGTGTTGCTTCTGAGAAATCCATTCCATTTGCATTTCTTGCCACACCCACAAGTGTAGAATTACTCGAACCAGAGGCTATAGCATTACCCTGCATCAAATATACGTTAACCGTGGTTAATCCAGCGGATTGAATTAAGAATGCGGTATCTTGTTGTGGTGATGTTGAATCCGTTGCCGTTCTTGTATTGGAGTTAAGATAGAACGATGCACCACTATTTTTACCCGTAGTTCCTACTTGTAAACGGATGTTACCGAATTGTGAAATTTGATTACTACTGGATACTACTCCAGAAGGTAATCCTGCCGGTAGTGCGTATGATGCTGTTGTAGCCGTACCAAATAATGATCCTGTGAATTGTGACGCACTCACAACTCCTGATACCGTTAGGTTTCCCGGAATACTAACAGTTGTTCCATCATCGGTAATTTGTGAATCGCCAAGATGTTCATCGTTGATGGACTTCATCACCCGATTAGTTGTTGGGTGTGTTTCGTTGCCTACATTATTATAGGTTTCCGGTCCCATCAATAATATAGATGACGTAATATTTGCTTGATCTTGATGAATAAACAACCATTGATTTTCAACGGAATCAAACAACAGTGAACCAGATACACGAGGAGATGATGCGGAATCAATGACTGCTAATCCACCATATCGTACCGATGGATTTTGTACATTGACCGTTATTATGTTAGTGCCAATGTCCAATGTACTTTGTGAAATATAACTGACCGATGATGATCCAAAAACATGTAAATTATTTGTAATGTATAATGAACCAGTAATAATTTGATCTGCGTCGAATACATTTGACGCGGTTGTTGCAAAGGTATTGTAGTTCAATATCTGTGTTGATGAACTGACAATTCCTACTGGCAACTGTGCAGAATTACTGATAATATTTGATGGAATATCTGTTAGTCCTGTGTATGATATCTGCGATGATGCGGAAACTAACGCAGGTTTGTCTGCTACATTTGCATACGTTACATATGACGCGGTTGCAATTGTTGTCGGTTGGTTCTGTATTTGTGTGTAATCAATTTGAGTAGAACTGGATACGGTTCCTTGAGGTACTTCAGCAACTGCCACTAATGCGTAACTTGCGGTAGTTGCATATGATGCGCTTTCAATTGTACCAGTTAATGTACCGATGAATGAACCACTAAACGATCCTGTATTGATTTGTTCTGAGCTTGATATCAAGCCAGCAGGTAGTGCTTCAGTAATCTGATTGGAGCTACTCACCAAACCGTCAGGTACTTCCACTATATTATTGTAATTGAGTGAACCCGTGATGCCATTGGTGACGTTCAATGAACCGCTGAGTACTGCTGGTCCAATATTTGTAAACGTTGACGATCCCGACACCGTAAGCGACCCACTTATAAACAACGATCCGCTCAATTCATGTTGATTGTTTGCTCGAATGCGGAGTTTGCTGGTGGTTTCAAAATCAGTACCACCGGCAAAGATAGTTACTTCACCCGTTGGACTCGCTTCTCCAATATGAAGATGTCCACTACTTCCGGTTGAATACAGGTATGCGTCATTTGCGTTTCCGTAATCGCCAGTAAAATCGCCTATGTATTGACTGCCATTGATACCGATATTAATGAAATTACCACGTTCATTACCATTGTCTGCGGTAGCCACAATGTCTGCGGACGAATATGATCCTGTTCCTTCATTCTGAAGATTGAACTGACTGTATGCATCTATCTTGCTTTTTGCGGTAATGAGATTGTACGTGTTGTCATTTAATGCACGAACAAATAACGTTTCTGGAAATCCCGTGGTGGTTTCTCGTGTGTTAATGCCAACAGTGCCATCTGGTGTGATAAACATTCGACCCGTATTGTCAACATTCGGTCCACTTGTAAAGAACGTAATGCCGTATCCTTCGGAAATATTACCGATCAACAATTCACTGCCAGTAGAATACAGATATGCATCTAGAGCACCACCAATGAAGGAACCAGTATATCCGCTCCCGTTGATGCCCATATTAATGTATCCGGCTGACTCGTTACCAGTATCAGCAGTCGCTACAATATCAGATGATGCGGTTGTTCCACCATCAAAATTTTTAATGTTGATCTGAAGGTAATTGTCTATTGTTCCGTGAACGGAAACGGCGTTGTATGAATCCGTCACGCCAGCATATACCCCCAACACATCGGGAGATTCTGGTGTATGTTGTGTGGTTGAATTGATGAGGATGCCGGATGCTGTTTGGTACAAAATGCTTTGTGTCAAGGATGTCGATGTATTCCACCGTGGAATATATCCTATTGTACCGTGAATACTTGCTGAATCAGCGAACAATGCGTGACTTGCACTGGTAGTATAGCTTAGTCCGCCACTTGGAGTTGGAATAATGACCGAATCACTTCCCGTGGTATAAGTACCAGCATCAATAAGAGTAATATTTTCTGCGATACTTGCCGTACCAAACAATGAGGAAGTCAATGCAACTGGAACATCAATTGTTATTGTATTGTCTGTTACCGTGGCGACAAGACCGTTTATTCCTGTGACCGTTAGATCGTCGGTGAGCAGCGATACTACATCGGCGCCACTTGACCCACTAATACGAAGATCGGTAACGAGTCCCGTAAGTTGGGAACCGTCACCTTTGAATGATCCAGTAATTGATGATGCGGAAAGAGGCCCTTCAACAAATAGAGATTGTGGAAAGGTAAAATTTGCTGATCCAAACGTGGTTCCACTAATTTGACCAAGTTGAATTTGTGTTGAACTAGAAACTACCGTTGGTTTGTTGGTAATTTCTGACCAATCAGCGACTCCGGCATCTCCGGCAACATAACTAGCAGTAACCGCATAACTTGCGGACGTAGCTAGGTCTGCAACACGGAAATAATTATCTTTGTTAATTGCAACAGTTTGTGATCTGTGCAGATTAACATTGTAATTATCGCCAGTATTAACTATGACACTAATATCTGGTATGTCTAGTCTAATATCACTCATTTATTATCTCGTCACGGTTGGTCGAACAACAAAACCTCCTTCTAGAATACGACGAATAATTGGTTCGCCAGATCCGCTAGCAATATTGACATCATATACATATCGACGTTGATCCAATACAAGAGTATCATCTGAACTTAGCTTGATGTAGATACTTCCTGAATTGTACGGTGCGATTTTTTCAAATGAAAACGTAGCAGCAACTTCGTCCGTGGTATAGCTTTCACGTACCTGTCCAGTAAAGGAATAGTTTGTGACATCCAACGGCGTATTGTTATCGCTACGATTCAATAATTGCACAAGAATTTTAAAGGTTTCCCCTTGGCCTATTTGAAGATCAGTAATGTCTGCCATAATAATCTCGCTGTAAACAACTATACTTACATAAATATCAAAACATCCTCTAATGTGATGATTTTATTGAGGATATCATTTGACAAAATCCTCCGTGACACCGATGTATGGGTATCACGGAGGACTTGATTATATACTGTTTTATTACAGAATCAAAAATTCAAAACACAATAATCCGGCTGGATTGTAATGGTGAATTCAACTTGATCATCTGAACCCCAATCCATTTCCGCAAAATCAACTTCCGTGATTTGTGCGCCCTTAACAATCCATTCTTCAACCTTGTCACCCACTGGGCCAAGAATATTAAGGGTTAAATCTTTCTTATAGAATTCGAGGTAGCCGTCACGACCTGTGACTGATTCGTGATGTAACCGGACCCATTCCATGACTGCTTGTGCGCCTGATGGAACGATTGGATCGTAAAGAGTCAATCCCATTGTACCCCACTTTGTCTTACCCTTCACATATCGTTGAAGGTTAATGTGGTCAAGTGCCTTTGCGTCTTGGGTTAACTTTGGACGATTGACTTTCTTGACAATATATGAAGGAATGCCATCCATATAGAGGATGAACCGATTCTTCATCTTTGGTTCAAATGCTGTGAAGAATAGCTCTTGTTCAGTTACTAGGTTTGCCATGTATAATCTCCAAAAGGATATCTAACTATAAATATATTGATAAGTTAAATTTGTGGAGGGGGAGTTGCCCCCCTCCACGTTTTATGTTACGCGGTTGGGAATGTTGCACCCGTTGGAAGAACGTTGAAGTCAAGAATGATGAATTCAGCAGTCTTCGTTGGTTGTAGATAGAGTTGTCCGTAAAGGATGTTTCTATCAATGACATCAGGAGTATTATTGGTTTCATCCATGACGACACGGAATGCGTACAATCCAGACCGTTCTTGAACACTTGCCAAGTATGGGTTGACAATGTTGAGGAAGCGATTACGTGTTGCTTCCACATTTTGTTCAAAGACGAGGTAACGTGACACACTAGCAATGTACTTCTTCACTGCGATCAAGAGACGACGAACATTGACACGATCCAATGCTGATGGACGGCGTTGTAGTGTCTTCTGACCCCAGACGCAAATGCCTTGACCGGGGAATTGTGCGATTGGATTGACCTTACCTTCATACAAGGTATCCCGGCTGGTTTGTGGGAGACGAACCTTGACTCCAACTGCGGCTGAGATGCCACCGCGGTTTAGACCAGCTGGTGCGAACCATTCTGCTGCTACGTTATCGTTGTAAGCGTAGATTTCAGGGAGAATGACCGAAGGTGGAACCCAGAGCAACTTGTTCGTGTTTTGGTCAATGACTCTCAACCACGGATAGTACGTTGCAGCGTAGTTACTATCAAATTCACCAGCCTTACCAGTTGCGGTGGCGACAGTAGCGTTCAATCCAGTAGCATCCATGATGTAGAAGCAATCACCACGATCTTCACAGAGTGTTAATGCTTCATTTGTTACATATGAGTGGTATTCATAAATGACGCCGGGAAGAACCAAAAGATTGAAGTCAAATTGATCAGCGTTACTCAATGCTTGTATTGCTTTCTTGTATGACTTTGATCCCGGTGTTGTTGAATTTGAAAGATTAAATCCTTGACTATTGGTTGCTGTGATATCAGCACCCATATTGATGTCACGTGCGGGATTCAATCCGTCAAATCCACCTTGGAATCCAACAGAGAACTTACGATAATTGAAGGAATCTGCGTCAGAAAGTGAGATTGCTTTTGCTGTAGTACCGTTTGGTACGTCAACAATATCTTCAAGATTGAATGCTGATCCTATAGCAACCGCATCTTTTGGAATTGCGTTAAGATATGACGCGTTGGTTCCTTGTGGTTCCGAGAAGTCCCAACCATAATAGTATTTCTTATCGATAGAAGCAGTGGTATATCCTTCGGTAGCACCATCTAACCAACGTGAAGTTACGTAGTTTGCGGCAACTACATTTGTTGAACTGATACCAACTGGTGCAAGATATGGTTGGAAGCCCATTGGAAGTGCTGCTGCAGCAATTGGACCCTCTGCCATAACGACATACACATATGATGAGCGATTTGGGAAATCACCTTGATAGTACATTTCACCAGTTACAGTATCTTCTGTTGGTACGCTGTTACCGATAACTCGTGCAATATATTGAGGACTATCTGGATCAAGAGTCAAGTTGTCATATTGTTCAAGAATTTCTTGACGAGTATCGGTGTCATTGTACCGACGAACGGTCATGGAGAAAGTACCATAATCATAGTCTGGATCGGTACTTGGTGCCATGTTCAAGAATGATACCTTGATTTCCTTGTTTGCAGCATTACCGTCACTTAGTGTATAAACTTTGAAGAGATCAACATTTATTCCACCAATAGTTTGTGATTGAATGTAAGGAGTATATGCATTTGAATATTTACCATATACTGATCCCGAGAAGAACAATGCAGTACTGGAAGTTTCCGCAGACAAGGTGATTGCTGCTGATCCCGTGATTGCTTCAGGGAAGATTGCGTAGATATATGAATTTTTGGTGGTAGTTGCAGACGATCCGAAGTAGTTTTCGATGTATCCAGCCGCGGCTTCGCTTGTGCTCAATCCACTTGCACTAATGTCTGTTCCGCCTGATGACGACACAACGAGACTGAAGCTACTGGTTGTTCCTGCAATCAAGATAGAATCAATACTGTCTCCGGTGCTACTTGGATGTAGTACCGCAAACAATTTGTTACCCTCAGAACCAGAAGCGTAGATTAATGCTGGAACCGTGGTTGCGTTATCGTATCCGCTCAATCCAAGAACACGGACAACCGTTGCAACACCGGCTTCACGAAGATAATTCTTAACGGTCAACCCAGTGTAGTGAGTCGTATCGGCTTCACCAAAACGGGTCACGTATTCTTGTTGACTACGAACAATGCTTGGGATAAATGCTGGACCCTTTGGTGTTGGTCCAATAAACGCACCGCCGATTTCACTAATGCCTTGAGTCAAGAAACTCAAATCACGTTCTCTAGTGAAAACTCCCGGTGACACAATTCTTTCTGCCATACGAGTTCTCCAAATGGGTTATATTATTCGCTTACTTCTCCGGTATCGACATTAATATTACCGGTTCCGTATTTTTCCTGTAACTGTTGGTATATAACCTGTTCTTTTTGTTGAAATTCTGCAAAGGTTTTTTCTTGTAATGTAATTTGAGCGTTCAGTTCAGCAAGTTGTTGTGTTAAAACTACTTTATTCAGATGAAGTTCTCCTGTAGCGACGATAATCGCATACAAATCGCTTCTTAATTGCTGAACGTTTGTCAGCTCTTGTTCGGTGATTTTTGTCATAACCTATCCTTTTGTAAATCCCTATACATATCATAAATATAGAAGATTTTGCTGAAACACCTATTATCTTATAATAAATATCAGGAGATTTTTTGAAACGATCTTAACGCAAATTGCCGACGATTTCCGTATTAAACACCACCTTTTTGGGTGTGTATTCAAGCCGTGTAGTGGTCGTTCTGTTGCCGTTCTTGTCCAATACACTTTGTGGTAAAATATATGCCCGAACGCTCATGGAAAATTTGTTTCGAACCAATCTGGCACTTTTCGCTGGTAGATCGGTTGTTTGTTCGAATTGATCGATTCGAGTTATAAACTTATAATTGTTATCTTCTCCCCAATATTCATCGCTTTCAAAAGAAATATTTTCTACCAATCGATTCATTTGCTCCATAAATTCTGTCCAGATTAGTCCCTCGTATGTAATATCGTAAAAATCTGGTATGATCGTGGAGTGATATACTTCGCTTGGCTTGATGCCGTTTAATGCAGTAAACCTATCGTATACATTCCGGGCGTTCCATCCCGTTTTAAACAAATAGTTTTGATACTTGTTGACAGGTGAATTTGTGCTATTCTTCTTCATATTGGTGCGACGAATCATCATGATCGGTAACATGATCATACCATTTTTGTCACGAATACTGCCATCCTGTTGTGCGCTTTTCCACCGTTCAGGATTACCATAGATGACGGGAACTTGAATTTGTTTTCCCTGTTGGCTGACTACCGGCTTGATTTTAGTTTGGAGATATTTGAGTATGGCATTATCGACGGTATACAATCCAATTCCCACCGGTTGTTGTACACCCTCAACAAATTTATTGTCCAACCCGCGATTATACCGTGTTGGTAATATAATATTGTTTCTATTGAAAATAGGCGTACTCATATATGAGTGTCCTCAAGATTAAGATTACTACGACGAGTCAAGTGACATTCACATAAGACAGTTTGATTGTATTCTGGGCGGCCAGCAATAAGTTGTGATTCATTCACATTATGAATTGAATAATAATTTTCATTATATTTGATGACATCCCCCACTTCTGGATATACATTTACATCACGAAGTACTTTGCGGACAAATCGAAATTCCACATCAGTTTGTCCAACGTCATACCCAAATCCAGCTTCTGTTTCCGCGATTTTCTTAGGATATTTGATAAGTCCATTTAGACTAATACCACGATAATGTACTTTTTCTGCCGATTCACCGTAAATGTTTACTTTGACTACATCATTGATAATTTTATACAAAATGACTTCCACATCAACGATATCAACTACGATTTCTCGGTTGATGTGTTGAAAAAAGTCAAAATCACGTTGAGTAACAAATCGTGGCATAAATTACATGATGTAAATTGGAAGCGGAACCTTTGAGAAAATCTTACTCATTGCTTCTGCGTTTTCCATTTGTTTTTCAAGTTGTGCTTTGTAACCAGTTTGTTCAAGAGTTTCCCGAATTTCCTTGATCAGTTCTTCCTTTTCTTTCTCTGCTTCCCGCCGGAGTTGTTCACCGTCCAACCGAATAGAAGCATCTGGAATTGGAATTTCTTGATACTTAGAACGAATAATGCCAAGAAGTTCTTTGGCAAGTGCCAATGTGTATCGATAAATCCATGAACGTCCCATGCCATTAATATTCTGGTATTGAATGTTGTCATATGGAATATTCGAGAAATCGGATACCACACTATTTTCGCTACCAGATTGAAGAATGTTTGATCCACTAGCGCCACCAGATTTGTCTTCTGTGACAAGGTAATCAAACCAAATAATTTCATTTTTCTTAAAGATTGGTTGGAATCGAATGACGTTGTTTGAGACACTAAAACTATACTGACTCTTACGAATCATGTCATTAATTTCAATGGCTTGAATGCGAAGGAGATCTTCATAGGCTGGCATCATCACGAAAGTCACTGGTGGTGAGTATCCGTCAAATCCAAACTCACTCATCAAGTTTGTCAAGCCAAGACCCGTGGTAGCAAATGGATCATAGTACCGTGCGATGGCCGGTGGCATTTGATGGTAAATTTTACGAATCTCAATTGCCTTTCCACCTTCGTGTGGGTCTGCCCACAATGTCTTCAAGTCATATGATTGTGTATATGCTGATGCACTGATATACCCTTGTTTCACGGTAACGTTGCCACCACTTCCAGCTTCAGTTCCGTATTGTGCAGACAATTTGACTAATTGCGGGAGGGGAGTAGCAATGATATTGCGTTGGGTCACGTTAATATTTGTACTCATCCCCTGCAAAGAAAGCATGTGTTCCCGTGCATTAAACTGGTTTACTTGGTTGCTATACGTTGTGACTGCTTCTTCAAAACATGCATAAATTTGTTTATGAACAAGTTCAACATCTACAACGGGATATCCCAATCGACGGGCAACAAATACAGCCACATCAGGCGCATCGGTCTGAAATTCTGTATCGGCATCATAGAATCCGAACGGAGTCAGTCCATACGGATTGACTGCATTTTCTTCAAAAATGATTGGTTCACGGTTCTGCATATGATCTCTCAAACTAAAGACATATATAAATATCAAAACGTTTTATAGAACTAGTGTTTATTGATAGTTACGTGTGTCCATGTTTTATTATGTATAATACGGATGATAGTTTTTTTGTCTACCCCAAACTCCTTTGCCAACTGACCGAAGCTACATTCCCGTGGTTTATAACGTAATTTTATTTGGTACACGATATCATCGGTTAATTTTGAGTTGTGATGTTGCGTTCCTCGTTTCTTTGAGGTACGCATTTTTTGTTTAATGGTTTCCGACAACGGTTTTCCACGGCGAAGTTCAGCAAGAAATTCTCTGTGTTCTGGATGTTCGGAGAAATACTGTTTGATAGAATCTGATAATCTTTTACGATGTGTTATTGACTTTTTGCGATTGGGGGCTGATGGGCTCCCAGCGATATTACAAATATTATAGAAATATGGTTGACCGAAATGCTGATCTAACAGTGATTGTTCTTCCTGAAGCAGATGATCCTTTGCTACCGTTGTAACGATTTCAAATGTAAACGCTCCTTCACCATACTTGTTATAGGCATTCTGTAAGTGTCGATTTTCATGACAACCTATCTTTAAATATTTAAAATGGCGTTGTTTTCTACGATGAACATTTGTGGAACTGCCGATATAGAAATGCCCATTCATGGTATTGGTAATTTTATATATTCCAGATACGGTTGCCATAACAGATGTCCCCTTTAAATATAAAACAGTGGGGGGATTGCTCCCCCCACTTACAACTATATCGTTACGCTACAAGCTTAGATGAGTGAAAGCTTGTCGATGTAGATCTTGCCGAAGAATTCAGGACGGACAATCTTCTTGGCGTAACGAGTCATCACACCCCGGCGTGGAGTGAAGTTGTTTGGATCATAGACGAGAGGCGTCATGATCAACGGAATGTACGGAGCGTACACTGCGCCGGTTTCGAGGAATTGTGAACCACGGAAGCCCATGAGGACGATGTTTTCCTTCATGTATGGGTTCTTGTAGACAGTGAAACGGTTTTGGAATGAACCAATCTTGGTAACACCGGCTGCGAATTCCATCTTGTCGCCATCGGTACCAGCTTGGAAGCCGGGGATGGTTTCAAGGATGGTTGCTACGGTTGGTGAAACAACTGCGAAGTTAGCACCACCCCGCATGGTCAATTGGTGGATGCGGTTACTGACTTTTTGCATCTTCTGACCGAGGGTTTGGAACCAAGTCATGTTGGTCCAAGCGGTACCAGTGTAAGATGAAGCGGCGAATGCCGAACCATTCCACACAGTGCCGATTTCAGCTGACCAATATTCAGTGGTTTCTGATGGAGCTGCTGCAATCAACATGTCAAGAATTTCGAGGTCGATTTCAGTTGCTACATAGTCTGAAAGCATACTGGTCAATTCTGCTTCTGCATCGACTGAGTGGTATGCGTTCAAGTCTTGAGCAAGTTCAGGTGACCAAACGGCCTTCAACTTACGAGTCTTGGCGACGATGGTTTCTGAACGAAGTTCAAGATCAATTTGTGGAATTGCAAGATCGGTTGAACCATCACGATCTTCGAAGTCACCACGGGTGGTGTCAGTTGGTTGCTTGGTGTATGCAACTGATGTGAGCGTACCAGCAGTTGTACTGTTTACGACGAAGACAACGTTAGCACCTACGACCTTGGTGAATTGCGGAAGCACTAATCCTGCAAAGTCAGGACCAGATCCAGAAGGAACATATGCCCGAGCCGCAAGAAGATCAGGGTTGGTAAGTGATGAGGTAGCTACAGAATACTTTAACAATGAGGCGGTATCAACATAATTTGCGTCATAGTTAACATCAGAGAATGAAACTGACGCAGATGCGACTGTAAGACCAGTTGCAGTTGCATCATTGATTGAATAACCGAATGCTCCTGCGCCGTACAAACCGCCGGTATCGGTATTGCCGAAACCACCGACTGTACTGGTAATTCCATTACCATAGAGTGAACCGCCTGCGGTCTTACCATTTACGGTAGTGCCGTATTTGAAGTCCATGTAGAACACCAAACCTGCTGGAAGGTTCATTGGTTGAACTGAGACGAAATTCTTGGCTGCGATACTTCCGAAGACCTTGCGGACTAATGGAAGTGCGACACCTGCCCAGTTTTCACCAGAGGTACCAGCTGCGTTGGTCTTGCTGTTTTCTGACAAGAGTTGTGATGCTTGGTTTTCAAGCATGACGGCCATCCCTTGCTTTTCGTAGCCCTTTAAGCCTTCGAGAAGACCTGAATCTTCCCACTTAGCTGCCAACTTCCGAGTCTTTTCGATGACGACTTGGTGAGCTGAGCCGGCTTCATTAATTAAATTTGATACATCTGACATATTTGAAATCTCCTAAAAGTTAGATTATGCCTGCGAGTTGTTGGAGTCTCTTAGCCACGGTGTTTTCCACGATGACTTCGGACTTTGGTGCGGTTGTTGGAGTTGCCTTTGAAGCAAGTCCTTCAGCCACAACCTTCTTGCGTGATGCTGCGAATGTCTTAGCTGCTACAGAAAGGTTTTCCACCAATGCTGTATACACAAGCTTGACTTCACGAACTGTGGTTGCCCGATCAAATGATTCAACAATACGAACCTTTTGTTCGTTGTTCAACCCTTCCTTCTTGAAGAGCTTGTTGGTGAAAAGTAACTTAGCATTGAGAAGGTTCACTTCTTGTAAACGGCCTCGGAGAATATTTACTGCTTCCCGATATTGAGCCAATTCATCCTTGAGTCCTGCAAGTTTAGCAGCCATTTCGTCTTTGTCGGAGTCGTCTTTTGCTTCCCCTTCTTCGGCTTCAAGTTCTGCAAGAATTTCTTCAAGATCAACTTCTTCTTCACCTTCCTCGTCCTTCATACCATCTTCCATCTTCTTTTCCATATCAACAGTCTTTTCCATGCCACCGGTTGCTGCGTCACCTTCTTCTTCCTTTTCTTCTTCAGCTACAGGTGCCTTGGCGTACTTTTGAACGTCTGAATCTTCGGTTTCGTGAGAAACTTCGGTCTTTACTTCTTCTTCACCTTCTTCTTCCTTTTCTTCTGTTTCTTCCTTTTCTTCTTCTTCACCTTCAGAAAGAGCGGCAATGTCTGCTTCTAATTCTGCAATGATTTCATTGAGGTCGAAGTCACTTTCTGACCAATCATCGTACCAATCGGTTGATGAGTCTTCTTTGTTTTCCCCACCGTCACCGACTTCTGAAGAATCCCATGAAGCATCAGATGGTTCCTTGTTGTCACCAGCGCCGACAGCGGAACTATCAGCTGGCATTTCACTAGAACCTTCTGCTTCACCTTCTTCATGTGGTACTTCCTTAGCTGCTTCGTGACCTTCTGCTTCGGTTGTCATTTCGGCTTCGACGCGAAGACGACGAGCAATCATGTCCTTGATTTGTGGAGTGATTGCTTCTTCTAGAACGAGCTTAGCGTTTGCAACAGCAGTTTCACGAACTGCTTCTGCATCGGCAATAGCTTGTTTTAAAAGCTTGTTAGTAATTTCTGCCATAAATGTTACTCCTGTAGGATTAGAAGCAGACATTTGAATCTGCTATATAAATGAATTTTTTTATACACTAATACTAGGAAATTAGTGTTTCACTATTATAAATATATAGTTGTTTCCTAAAAAATCACTCTGAGTAGCGATTTTGACGGGCGACCCGTCTTTCTTCCCGTTTCCGGCGTCGAATTGCTTCTTCACGTTTGAATTGACGTTTCTTGGACGGCTTGAGAAAAAATTCACGCCGTTTCAATTCTTGCATGATTTCCGACTTTTTGACCATTCTGGTGAATTGTCGTAATGCTTTGTTTAAATCGTCTTTCCCGTCATTAACCTTAACATACATAATTTAACCTGTTTCGTCTGAAGTGTTGATATCGTCTACTCCCATGTCATAGGAGTGATGTTTCTTTTTGTTACTAGCTGCCAGTAATTGTGCAATCCACGTGGGTGCGCCCATGATTGCGAGGGTTGCAAAGACTGACCCGAACATTGTCCATGCGGATGTTGTTACCGTCCATTTTCCCATTCCGACCAATGAAAACGACACGATAAAGAAGATGATCATGATAAGGAACATGAATTGTAATAAATCTAGATTGTCATCTCTGGTCATGAATAACCGGAAAAACAATTCACGAAACGTCATGTCTTTTTTACTAATGCGGTCAATCAATTCATCTTCTTTTTGCGCATCACTCACCGCTAGATTACTGTTTCTTGACATACAAAATACCGTTTAAGTGTTCTTGCGTAACCCTTGAAGTGTTTGCATTGCTGCACGATAGGCGGGATGTTGTTTGTCATACGATAACGCCGTTTTCATTCTGATGTCCCGTTTGGTTTCTGGATTACGTATCACCATAGTATCAATTTGCTTTTCCAATGAAGTTTTAGCAATTTTATTTTTATCTTCGGCTGGTGTTTCGGGACTTTCTGGTTCTTCTGCTGTTTCTTTTGCTTGATGTACCAGTAATTTGACTTCTGGATATTTGGTCTTTAACTTGTCAACTGCCTCCACATTTTTTGGAGAATCATCAACAAACGCAATCCGATCAAATCCTTGTTCAATGTGTTTTTCGACGTAACGTGCTTTACGATCTGGATCACTGCTCCCCAATGCCGCAATCGTAATCCGTCCCGTAATGCCAAACTTCTTGAGAAATTGTGCCACGGGACGGGTATGACCACGTGCAGTCAAAATAACTACCTTGTCCACCTTGGGATTATCTGATGCGTTTTGTAACATCCTGACGAATCGTTTGATGGGACGGGGGTTGATCAGTTTGTCAAAATCAGAGAAATCGAATTGATCTCCCGGTTCTTCTTGATACACTGCATATTCTGCGGGAGTCATCTCAAATCGTTTGCCGTCACGGGTCAAATAAATCTTGGCATCCGTTTCAGCAAGAGTATCATCAAAGTCACTGATGAAGAGTGTCTTGCCCATGTTACTTGGTCAATACTTTATACGCCACCGCCACCATTTCGTTGAGGGGGTGTCCTAATAAAGCAGTTCTGTTGTGTTCATTGAGTTTGTCCAAGACCGTGACGAGCATCGACGCAGTATACACATCAACCAAATGACCCTTGATATGTGCAGGGGTGTGAGTGTCCACAATTTCTCTGAGTGTTTCCTCAACGAATGCTGGTGAACGGAGAATATCATGGATCTCCTGTTTCAGTCCTGCATGTTTGGTTGATGCGTATTTTTTTGCGTCTTCGGGGGAAATCGTCTTTGCGACTTGCTTGATCCGCCGACTTACCTTGTCCGCAGGAATCTTACCCGTTTGATATCCGTGTACGAGTGCAAAAAACTTCTGTTGTGCACGTGATGTAGCGGGCATAGGTCGTATTAACTCTTCTTAGTTTTCTTGGTTGCTGCTTTCTTGGCGCGTGGCTTGCGTGGTTTCTTGGTCTTTGGAAGATCCGCGTCCGTGGCCTTGACAGATGTAACGCCAAGGGTGTCCACTTTTCGTGCTGGAATGGGTGCATTATCTAATTCAATGGTGTTATAGGTGTACCCACCATCAAAATAATACAATCCCGTCCATTCAATACCACTCTTAATTTTGTTTACTAAAGTAGTCCACATATTATTTAACCTCACTTAAAAAGTCATAGATTAGTTTATCAATATTGTCATATGGAGTGACAATCGTTGGTGTCGTATTTTCCGTAATGAACGCACCAATCGTTGAAGGATTAGACACAATGTCAAAGCAGATCAGAGAGAAATCCTCATCCACTTCCACTGTTCCTTCACCAATTTGTCGAACCGATCCCATTCCTCGTGACGACACACCCAATTTGATATTGTTGCGAATCAATTCTTTGACGATATTACCGGTTGGAGTCGTCAAGATTTCAATGGTACCCTTGACATCATCACCTTCCGTCCATAGTTCCGTGACATTGCAGCATACATTTTTTAAGTTGACCACGGGAGATTCTGGATGGTCCAGTTCACCCAGTGCCCGGCGTTGTGCAACAAAGTTTTGCTTGTAGATATTTGCTTCACGCATCAAGATTTCTTTTGGGTATACCCGACCATTTTGATTCTTGGCATTAGCACGTTGTAAGATTACATTTCGAAGAATCAATGGCTTTGATCCATCAAGTGATTCAACTAAAAGATCTTTATTGTAATGAAGTTCGGTATATTCACACAAGAGTTTGGACATATTAGCTTCTCATCTCACGAAGGCGTCTTGCCATTTCGATTAGACGACCCTCTAGTTTGGTCATTTGATTTTGTGTACGTTTCCACAACTTTTCGTTACTAATACCATACTCATTTTTTAAACGATTATTGTAGTGTAACATCCGTTCTACCAACTTCATTTGTTTATTAATTTCAGATATTGCCTTTCCAATCTTTTGATGAGGAAGTGCGGAATCATCTTTTTTATATTCGTGATAATAACTTTCAGTCAATGTCTTAAAATTCTTTCTCAACTTAGTATATGATTCTTGAAGTTTGTCACCCGGCTTTGTATCTTCTTCACCGCGCTTGGTTAAACTATACCCAACCGATTGTGCGATCTTCTGAATGTGCTTTTTCATGCTACGTTTGTCACCTACGAATGCCCTTGGTGTAAGATACCCGGCGACACTTCCTGTGGTGCTTATTTCATCTAATAATTTGTTCACTCGTTTCCGAATGGCTTCACGGAGGCGTTGTTCAATGTCGTCCATATATTAGCTCAAGCTGGAAAGTTCGTGGGAAATCTGATATGCAATCAATAACGCCGTCACATGATTTTCTTTCAATGATGTACGGGTTTGAATGTGCTTTAATTGAGAAATGACTTCATTAATCTTGATACGAGTCACTTCATTCTTGATCTTTTTGATATTCTTGGAAATGTCAGCGACCAAGGTTTTGGCTTCTGTGGACACGAATTTGTTAAATTTTTCAACATCGGTTCCGTTGTTGATATATTCCCGCAACAATTGTTTTTGTTTGTCGTTGAAATTGCTGTATTTTTCATTGAACCGTTCAAGAAGAATCTTATACGATAAATATCGAATTTCTTCATCCTGATCACGAAGGGCCTCGGTATAACTACTTTCTTTGATGATTTGTTCTTCTTTGATATTTCCCTTCAAGTGTTCCACCACCATGAACCGTGCCTTCATTACGTCTTCAATGTTCATAAACATGACGGGATCGGTAACGTCTTTGGTTGCGGTTTCAAACAACTTGTATACCGAAGCATACACTTTATAGGAGGGGATACGACCCGAAAGGAATTGTTTGATATCGCATTGTTGACGAATTTCCTTGATTAACAGGAACTTTTGTGCATTCAACAACTTTTCGTTCAAGGTCTTTCGACGTTCCATGATGAGGTCAAGCATGTTAAATGCCTTTCCTTCCGTCAATTTTGGAGCGGCAAAGAACGAACGATAGAGTTGAAGTTCTTTTCCAAGTTCTGATTTGGGGTGGAAATGCTCACGAACGATGCCGATGGCAAAACTATCTGATTTGCCGTCGAGTACGTCTGAAGCAATGCGTCGAACAAGCAATTCGAATAGTATGCCTGTATTCCGTAGTTTGTTATGTTTGATGTTCATATGTTATCCGTATTGAACGAGTAAACAACCATCATATAAGTAAATATCAACTAAGTTAACTAACCGTCGATTTTATCGTCAGTTAGAACAATTTCACTGATAATTTGTTTATATTGACTATCACGTTTTGTTGAAAGTTTCTTGAGAAAGTCTCTGGTTTCCCCCGATAAACTGCGTTTTAATGCTTTGCGGTTTTCTTTATGACCCAATGGATCTCGGCCCAACGGATGCTTATCTGATCCAAATTTGACGCCTTCGCGGGGTCGGCCACCTTTGTTTTTGAACAATGCTTCTTCTAATTCTTCGTCCTCATCTTCGGGAATATCTTCCAGACTAGCGAGAATTTGATCTACATCGTCAATTTGTTGTTCTTCGTCGGATGGTGGTTCTCCCTCAGGAGCAGGTTCCTCACCTTCGGGTGGTAGTTGTTCTCCTTCAGGCGGTATTCCTTCAGGAGGCGTTCCAGCCATTGGTGCTGCACCGGGTGCGCCACCCATCGTACCACCTTGCTGTGCCATCTGTTGTTGCTGTATTCGTTGCGTATCTTCATCAATCTTTTTCCGTTGTTCTTCAATTTCCTCATCAGACATTTCCATAATATGATTATAAATCCAATCTTGAGAAAGAAGAACGGGTTGTGCACTTGCCATTTGTTGAGCCAAACTAAACTTTTCCTTCCAAATATTCAATCGTTCTTGTTCATATAACGTTGATGGATTGGCTAATGACAATTCAAAATTGATCAAATTTTCATCGGTAAATCCTTGAACGTATAAGTGGATAATCGCAATCTTGGTTAATTCCGAAATCATGATCCGTTGAATACGTTCAATGGTTCTGGCAAATCGAACGTCTTGTGCCGCCAGAGTTGCCTTACCATTGAGATCTTCTTCATATCCAATAAACGACTTTGGTACTTTAAATGCTGCCATTAACTTTTTTCTAAGATATTCAACGTCTTCGATGGCATTGAATTGAAGCCCTTGCATCGTTTCGATGTCGGTTCCGGCGTCTTTGCCGCGAACAGGAAGATAAAAATCCTCAGTAATATTCATCATATTATATCGAAGATTATAATCACCCGTCGATGGATCAACCAACGGTGTTTTCTTCATACGATCAATGATCCGTTGCATGTACGTATCCACTTCATTTGGCGGAATATTACCGATATCAATCTTGAACTTCCGTTTGTCTGGTGCTCGCATGATACGATGGACCAACATGGCGTCTTCCATCAATTGGAGTTGCTTCCACACACGACGACCACCTTCAATCATGGCTTTACCATACGGAAGGAAGTTCGTATCTGCTAACATGCGGAAATGTGCAATTTCGTAATTATCAAATTCTTTCTTTCCAAGATTGAGGAAGTCATTTTGAATACTAAATCGAACAGAGAACGGATTACCCGGTTCTTCACCTTCTACACGAATGGTTTCATATACAGAAAGAGGGATGACATTGACCACGCCATATTCAGGATCAATATCAAGATACAAAAAGAAGTCTCCGTATTTTGCCATGTTTCTGATCCACGGCCAGAGATTGAATTCAACATTCAAAATATCATAAAACAAATTGTGGAGAATTTCTTGAATTTGTGTATTGTTTGTTTTGATACTGAGAATGCGATTGAATTCATCCTTCACAGTACTTTCGTCGGCGTAAATGTCCAACACTGATGCGATGATCGGATCGTTGTCCATCATGTCATAATCACGGAACAATTGAAGTCGCGCACCTTGGAATGCTGCAGCCGCTTCATATCGTCCATGATGTGAACCATATCCACCTGTCGCAGATTGGTAGACACGGTGATACCGATCAACACCTCGTCTGTTGACAAACGATTGGATTTGATCGGTATCTGCAATGCGGAGTCTTTTTCCACCAACATTTCGAACAACGGTGTTAGTAGAAAAAAGTTTCTTTAACCGCCCAAAAATACTATTATCTGCCATATAACCTCACTTAATAAGTTAGTGCTTCGTCAAGTGCTTTAATTAGTGGTGCGCAATTTACCTTGTCTGACTTTTCGTTAATTTTCATGACTTCAGAACGGAATTCATCCAATTTCTTATGGAATGACGCAATCAATAATTGCCATTCATTCAACTTGTATTCTTTGACTGTGTATGCAAGACCGTTCATGTTGGTTGCCATCATACTCAATTCTGTGAATAGTTCCGTTAGTTTTTTAGATTGATCCTTGGTCAATTCAGGAAGGGCCTTTTCCATCAATGCTCCAATCTTCATCAAATTAACGCGATTATAAGCGTTTTCAGAAATAAGGTTTCTTAACAAAGTTTTATTTTCTGGAAGAGGGCGAGGAGCGCCAGCCTTACCTTTTGGTGGAATTTCACGCAATTGACCTTTATAAGATCTATGTGTTGCTGGTGCAGTACCAGTTGCACTGTACAGACCAAAAGTTCCCGGTATTTTTTTCAAGTTTTGTTGAGCTGCTTGTCCTGCTGCATCTGCTGCAGGAGCTTGTCCCTGTGGTGGTGTAACTGCAGCTCCACCAAATGCTGCACTTCCTCCAATTTGTGGTCCGGGAATTGAAGTTTTACCTTGTTGATATGCTTGTCTGTGTTGCAACGGATCACTCATCATTGCAGTCATATCACGTTTAGGACCACCACCCGGTCTTGCTGGCGTACCCGGCATTGTTGCTGTTCCTGCACCTTTTTGCACTCCTCTACCCACGGTTTTAAGATCTCTTGGTGATAGAGGATTTTGTGCTAGGAATCTTGAAGAATATTGATCTGTTCCTGTTTGCATAGCAGCTTTGTCGGCTCTTGCTTTTGCTTCTTTACTCCGTTCATTAATAGTCTTTAAAATCTCACGAACGAGTGATTTGACTTTTTCACGTTTCATTGTTTTTTCTCCACATACTTCTGTAATAAGGTGTAATAATTGGGGACTTCGTTCAGATGTGCCGCAGCAATCATTGCAGTTTTCACTAAACTTCCATCGGTCACATCTTGGTGTTCCAGTTCAACATTTATACCCGTGACAAATTCGTCAGGATCAAAGTTATACCCCATTTGGTCGTGAATTTTTAATGCCTCTTCCCGACTTATATAGGTATCTCCGCTTTTGTAGGGAACCTCGTTTTTTGATGTTTTTGTAGGGGTGTTTCCTTCGCCCAACAGGTCTTTTAGTCTTAACATGATGTTTCTTCTGGTAGTCGTGCAGTTTCACATGATCATCGGGTGACACTGCCATCAAGTTTGAAATGTCGTTGTTATACGGGTTCCCATCAATGTGATGAATTTGATAACCTTCAGGTATTTCTCCATAATGCGCTTCATACAATTCACGATACTTTATACGGACACGCTTATGGTGTTTGCTCATAGGCGATCTACCATTTAACTATTTTCCTCTGAGAATTTTGCTTACTGGTTTTTTTGACCAAAAACGACATGACCAATATCTTGGCGTTGTTCTATCCTTAGCTGTATGGCAACGATGTCGTGCTCTAAAATTTCTACGACGAGCGGGATCATCTCGTTTAATTGATAGATTTGGATCACCAAAGTTAACTTTTACTACATTACCTGTTTTGGGGTCTTTAACAAATACTTTATATTTTTTTACGTCCCCACGAGTCGGTTTACCAAGTTGAACCATACGACCCCGATATTCTGCTTCGTCCAATTGTCCAGCGAGTTTCTTGCGGATAATATATTCTGCGAGACAAGCCGGGCAGAAATCCATCTCATACAATTCATTTTCGTTGATGGGAACACAGTTGGGAACTTGTTTTCCGTCCTTTTCCTTCATCCCGACTTGTTTATAGCCTTCCCAACACACTTCGTTGATCGTATCCATAATACTTCTCTAATTAAACGCCACTTGGACTTGGAGTAACCGAAGGAGTAACACTAATACTTGGCGTTACTGACGGTGTGATACTTGGACTGATTGAAATACTTGGTGTGACACTTGGCGTTACTGATGGAGTTATACTAATTGATGGCGTGACACTTGGGGTTGCGCTAATACTCGGCGTCACTGATGGGGTTGGGGTAGGTTCATGACCACCACCCGGACTACCCATATTATGTTGAGCATACATTATTGCATTTTGTTGTGCAATTTCATTTAAATATTGATGATACCGAATCTGTTGTTGGTACGAATCCAGTTTTTTAATGTGTGGTAATTGCTTAAATTGCGGCCATGTTAGTTCAGTAAGGAAATACATTATCATTTACTCCGTTTAAATGTTGCGACCATCGTTGGTTTTCCACCGGGATTGCCTGCTTTTCGTTTTCTGGTTACGGCGGATCGTTTTTCACCTTTACTCATTGCTGCCGCCGAACGTGCGGGACGACACTTAGGATATTTTGCTGAACCACCTTTTCGTTCCTTCTTTCCCGCCGATGCCCCACACGGAGGATGTTTTCCTGTCTTGGGGTCTTTACGAGAAATATCCACCCACTTCTGACGGAGCCATTTACCAAGGTTACCCTTCGTTTTGTATTCTTCGTCAAGAATGATATCCATCAAACGGATCATTTCTTTCCTTTTTTCCATCCACCACCCATACTCTTATACTTCTTTGCTGCCCAGAGATTGGCGTAGGCGGACGGATACACCTTGAACTTGGAACGGGCTGCGGCTTTTGCCTTGACCCATTTATCAGGACTTGTCGGAATGTTTTTTTCAAATAACGCAGAAATGCGTTCTGCTAAACGATCCCGCTCAATCCGTTCTGCATCATCTTCTACCGAACCAGATGTGCCATACGTATCAAAGTCTGATTGCGGTGCCCCGAAGGTATCTCCCGTATACTCTTTGAAAAAGTCTTTATAGCGCATCTGGTTCAATCTGGTAGAAGGTATGAATTTAAAAGAGAATTTTCAATACGAGTACTGCGAGTGCTACCTTGATCCAAAGTGGGGTAGCAAGAACTTCAGTCCAACGTGCTGCAAGAAATGCCTTTACAGTTTCGAGTGACATGATCTGTCCTCCAAAAAGGGTGATTACTTCAAGAACCGTAACTTGTAAATGGTGCTATTGATTAATCCAGCAATTTCATCAACAATGTTGTTCAAGTCACCATCTTGTGGAAGTTGGGTACGAATATTATCCACAAAGGTTTGTAACCCCATAAAATATTTTATTACAGAATCATCTTCGAAAATTTGCGTGGTGGCTTGATATCCACGAATGATACCATGCCGGCCCTGACACGTTTCTGCGTAACTATCTACAAGGTCAACGATTTCATCATAATATTCGTTCAACGCCTTGTGTGCGGCGAACGATTCTGTTTGTAGGTGAAAGATATGTGCTTGGGTCCGACTACCAAACAACGTCGAAAGGAACTTGGCACTAACGGCGGACACGGTTATTCTCCCTTGTGGGATTTATATCCCTTTTTCTTCATGTATTGTGCAAGTGCCCACGGGTTGTCAATTTCAGGATGTTTCTTCATGGCCTTGACAGTACCTTCCCAACCTTCCGGTGCCTTTTCGTTAACTTGTTCTTCACATCCTTCACCTTCACACATACCCTCTGCCGATGGTGCGGGAGATTCATATTCGTGGTAATTAGTTGATGCTTGAGAAATGAAGTTTTGTGCTTGAGAGATATGATCTTGAATCCATGCCGGAATATTCTTTTCTTCTCCGCCTAATTTAGCTTTTAATTCAGTAGCGTTCTTGATAATATCATCTAATGCACTGTGAGCCATTGACACTTCATGATCTTCACCGTGTGTTTCGTTTTTTGATGCACGAAGTTTAGCGAGATCTTCACCTTCAATCTTACCATCTTTATCAACGTCAAGGTGTTTTTGTGCAGCAGTCAATTCTGCTTCATTTTTAAGTGAGCCAACAGGTTGAAGGCTTACCAATCCCATTAATCGAATCATTGTTTATCTCCGTCCCAAGACTTTGCTGGTTGCTGATGCCCACAAATAATCACGCCATTCACTTTCAAATTTATTCTTAAACCGCTTGACGGTATCTGGATTTTTTTCCATTGCTTTACCAATCTTGTCGCGTTCTTTAATTTGAGCCTTTGTCATTGGTCTACGCGGTGGGGAATTACGATTGTATGGTTCAGGAACGGATTTTTCGGATAGTTCAGCACGTTCTTGTAATGCTTTTTCCAATTCTTCCCGAATAATTTGCTCTAATTCACTACGTTTCATACTGTTCTCCAAAATTGGATAAACTCTATCAATATATAAATATAACCTATTTTGGTAATACCTTTAAAACTATCACAATAACCATCGAATATCTTCCGTCTGGTTTCCCCCAACGGGCATATCATATGGATTGTCTTGAATTCCTTGTTTAATTGCAATGGGAATGGTGTTATATGAGGCTCTTTCTAATGCAAACTTTGTAAGTTCAATACCCTGTTGACGTAATCGAAGTGCGGTATCTCGAACCCATAACCCGATGCCCAACGCAAATACCAAATCGTCATTATAACCTGATAATGCCTCAGCCTTCCCATTTTTCCAAATAAATGTCTCAAATTCCGTTATAGTTCGTGAGGATTGAACCGTGATAGCGTTTTCCCGCATATACTCTTCCAACTTAGCTATAACGAGCGGGCGTGTCCGCATAGACACCGTAAACCCCGGCTTGAGGTTTCGTTCGGACATGATACTGCGGTTCGTTATTTGGTGCTCTACGTCCACATATTGTAAGTCTGAGGACATATAAAATAGATTTTTATATCCCCGATCAATAACTTGTTGAATCGCACTCCACCCAATCGATGAATTATCGGGTATTAATAGTGCATCATTATATTCGGTGGCAACCGACACCATGAGATTCCCAAATTCCTTAGTGGGTATTTTTCCCTTGTACTCTGCTACTTGAAGGGATCGTTCACTATCAATCACATGGAGGGTGGAATAGTCTTCTCCATCCCCACGGGCAACGTCAGCGGAAACAATGTACGTCTTTCCAATAATTGGATATTCCCAGACCCAAAGATTGCCGTCAAATCCTTGTTTCGAGATCGGTTCCTTCAAATGTGTTTTACGATAGAACTCAATAATTTCTGGACTGATAACAGTATTGCCTGAAAAGATGAATGACGCATCATGTTCCTGACTTGCTTGCATTTCTCCCAAAATTTCCGTTTGACGATCACGCCATTCTTGATCACGTTCTGGGTG